TATAATGTGGTGTTGGTTAATGAGAGAGATACAGACGAAGCTAATCACAATAATAAAGCTTATAGAAAGGATATATTATGATGAACTATATTGCTATTGCAAACGATGCACATGTATTTGAACCCACCATATTTAGAGCTGAAGACATAACAGACGCTAGGCATTGGGTCATTAATCATCTTGATTGCTCCAAAACATGGCATATCTTACATATATCAACCCGTTATGTAAACCTACTAGATCCAACAAAGAAATAGGTACTAGATAGGGTAGGGTTTAGTCATAACGTGGCGTGGTGGTGCCTTTACGGGACGATTAAGGGCATTCCTGAAGGGGTTACTAGGGTCATAGTTAATAAGCTAGTGGACTAGTTATTGTTACTAATGGCTAGTGAGTAGTGTTATATCTGCAAACCATTGATATTAGGTCAATAGTGTACAATAATATGTATAGAGTAATGAACATAGAACTATAACAGACTAGAGAGTATAAGAGCAATACATACTATAAGAGAATAGAAGTGTGCTAATTCAATTTCGTATCCTTTACAAGTATTCATTCAATTACACTCATATTAGCCTAAGGGTTGATCAGATATAACCCTAAGCATGTCCTGGTGTGCCCGTGACGCCGTGTTCATGCCTCGCTACATACATATATACATACTATATAGTATACAGTATACACATTATAATATTATAACATGTTATATCTACTAACCCTTATAATAATACCCTATACTACCTATGGTAATAGTATACCCTATACACTACCTACCATATACCCTATATGTATATACTAATAACATACTATAGTAATAACATAATAACATATATACATATAGTATATGGCATAATACATGCATATGCATATACCATACCAACTACCCCCCCTTACCCCACATACTTAAGGGGTGGGGTGTGAGTGACTAATATTACCACCCCTACCCCATACGCAAAGAGAACCCCCTTTTATATTTTCCATATATTTTTCCCATTTTCCCCATATTGACACTTTACATCATTATATGATATAATCTTAATATATGGTAAAGAAACCCACTAAACGTTTATCCCTAAAACAACAACAATTCGTAGATGCCTATGTAGCCAATGGAGGTGATGCCACAAATGCAGCCCTAGTAGCCTATGACACAGCCAGTAAATCAAGCGCAGCAAACATCGGTAGACAGAACCTAGACAAACCCTACATAAAAGACATAATAGATGCCAAAGTATCAGATCTAAAAGATGGTACCCTAGACACACTAAAGAAAAAGGATCTAATGGGAATAGCCCTAGACACAGCACATAGTGACATGATGGACGATGACCCCAGAGTAAGAGAAGGTGCCCGTAAATACATCTTAGAAGTAGCCAAATTCCTATCAGACACAGGAAAGAAAGTAATCAATGATAACCGTAAGCAAAACCTCGTTCTGCCAAAATGGAAGTCAGGTACAGGTAACTCTTAGTAAGCAGGAAATACTAAGCACCATCTCCCAATACCAAAGCTCCACTTACAGAGAAACATTCGATATTCCAACATACATCAATGAATTGGAGTACCTATCAGAAGACTCTCATGGATACTCTATACTAGATATAAATAATATTGACAATAGTGACCTAGATATGATATAATCTATATGAAGGGTAATCTATTTAAAATATGTCATTTACCCCCAAGTTTAAAAAAGTCCTAGACGAACTAGATACAATGGCTGCCCGTAAGGAGCCTATTGACGTATTAAGAGCCTTTTTTAGAGACAAGATGATCGAGCTAGGACCCAAGGAACGCATAAACAACCTCTACAAGATAAGACCCAAAAGAGCAGTCCCAGGTGAACGTAGCAGATACATCTCTTTCAGAATGAACAAGGTACAGGACCACTACTTCGACAATAGACAGAATAGAGATTCCGTACTTAAAATGAGACAGATTGGCCTAACAACCCTTTCATGCATAATAGGACTAGATATGTGCCTATTTAACATGGGAAACAATGCCTGCATAATGGCCCATGTCCTACCCAATGTACGCAAGTACTTCAGAATAACAAAAAACGCCTTCATACAATTCCAAAAAGACTGGGGAACACTTTACCCAGTAACAAACACAGTAGATAACGTAGCAGAACTACACATCGGAGAAACAGGCAGTATAATGATGGTAGCCACAGAAACCAAGGGCCTAACCTTGGATTTTTTACATATAGCAGAAGCAGCCTTTGTACCCAACAGTAGAATAGAAGAGTCAATAGAATCAGTCCCTCTCTCAGGCCACGTAATAATGGAATCAACTCCAGATGGAGCATCAGGCATATTCTATGACCACTGGAGCAGCTTCCTAACAGACCCAGAAAGCTCCCTATTTGAATGCCATTTCTACCCCTGGTGGTGGCATTACCCCGAGAAACAGGATATCCCTTATCTCAAAAGACCAAGAGTATTCGTAGCAACAGAACAAGAAGAAGAACTAATGAAGAAGTACGAACTAACAGATGACCACATAATATGGCGCAGAAACAAAATAAGCGAATCAGGAAACAACGAATCAGAATTCCTAAAGAAATACCCCGAAGACCCCATAACCTGTTTCCTCTCTGGTGCCCACTCAGTATTCGATTCAGACACCACTAGAAGCCTCTGGATAAACGCCCATGACCCAGCTTTCAGAGGTGACCTAAGGATAGCAACAAAATGAAAATAGAATTTGAAACAAGAGCTTTCAAAGGAAAAGACGAAGAATTCATGGGCTGGCGCATCTACCAAAAACCCAAACCCCTCCATAAATATGCCATAGGAGTAGATGTAGCAGAAGGAAAAGGAAAAGACGCCTCATGTGCCCAAGTAATAGATTGCAACACAGGAGAACTAGTAGCAAACTACTGGTCCCCAGCCATAGACGAAGACAACTACGCAGCAGAGATATACAAAGCAGGCTACTACTATAATAGAGCAAGAGTAATAGTCGAAGAAAACAACAGCGGCCACGCCGTAATAACAAATCTCTCAGGAGCATACTCCAATAGCCTCAGATACCCCTACCTATATAAAAGACTAGAATACGACCAATACACCAAGAAAAAGACAAAAAGAATAGGCTGGCGCACCACAGGAGGTAATAAAGGAATACTAATCTCAAACCTAAGAGCAGCCCTAAGAGATGGCGAACTAGTAGTAAGAGACAAACACACAATAAATGAACTAAGTACCTTTGTAGTAGATGAAAAGACAGGCAAACTAGGAGCCAAAGGCAATGCAAGAGATGACAGAATAATGGCCTTAGCTTTAGCTTGGGAGCAACTACTAGTAACAAGAATAGCCAAACACAATTCCAAACATAGCTACAACGAAAAACAAGAGTATGACGAAACTACAGGATTCCCCATTTAAGCATATCCAAGGATATACATGAGCCGCCAATATAAAAAGTCTAAAAAAGCTGACAACGAGTGTAAAGAGTATATAATAGACCTCTTACACGACTCCGAAGAATTCTACAGACCCCTAAGAAGAAAATGGAACACCTTTGAATACCTATACTCAAAAGGTGGAGCAAAGAGAAACACCCCCAGAGGCAGAGCAAACCTAATGCTCCCCCTAGCCTTCCAACAAATAGAACCCTTCGTAGACAACCTCTCAGAACTAATGTTCGGAGAAACCCCCTACATAGCCTACTCCCCCAGAACCAAAGGAGAAGAAGTAGTAGAATCAGCCCGTGACATATCCAAATTCACCCAATGGCAACTAGAAGTAGGAGACTTCTACCCCGAAATGCGTAAATACTTCAGAAACCTAGGAAAACTAGGTAACTCAGTAATGAAAATAATCTGGGAAGAAGACACAATAGAAAGAGACCTAGACCCCGAAGAACTAGAATTCAACGAAGAAACAGGCGAAGCCAAATCCTTCACAAAAGAAGAACCAATGTTCGATGGCCCCAGATTCTACAACCTCTCCCTATTTGAATTCAGAATCCCCAAAGGAACCTCCCACTGTGACATACAAAAGATGTCCTGGGTAGCCCACGAAGTATACAGAGAACCAGAAGACCTCCTAGACAACGAGAACTATTGGAGAGGCCACTCAGCAATAAAGAAAGCTCTAGGCAAAGACTACAAAAAAGAACTCCTATCAAGCAAAACAGTCCCAGCCATAAGACCAAATAATGACCACTCAAAAGAAGCAGCCCTAGCTCTCTACGACAGTACCTCCAAACTCCAAAACAAAAACCAAGGAAAATGGCGCGTAGTAGAATGGTGGGGCAGATACGATCTAGGCAACGGCTACAAAGAACCCTGTCTAATAGTAATGGCTTACGCAGGAGACTCAGATCAAATTCTCCTAAGAAAAGACCCAAACCCCTTTAAATACAAATTCAAACCTTTCGTAATGTCCTATGACTACCCAATAGACGGCGAAGCCTACGGATATGGCGAATTAAACATGATTAAGGGCCTAATATCCGAATCAACAGCCCTAAGAAATGCCAGACTAGACAGAACAAACCAATCACTAAATAGCATGTGGTTAGTAGACAGACAGTCAGGCATCAACACAAGAGAACTCTACACATGCCCAGACAAGGTAGTCCTAACAGATGATATGGACGGAATTCAGAAGTTAGAGAACTCAGGACCTACCGCAGCATCCGTAGAAGAAATAGGACATATAGACTACGACATCCAAACCACAACAGCCATCATCAACCCAAGACAAGATGTATCTAACGTAGGAGCTGCCTTCGGTAGAACAGCCACGGGTATCAATTACCTTGCCTCTAGCACTGGACTACGTGTCACATCCAAAGCAAAACTATTACAATATACCTTCATAAGACCACTAGCTAGAATACTACTTTGGTACAACAGACAATTCATAGGAGCTGGTCAAAAGGACCAACTAGAGTATAGAGTAACCGGAGATGAGGTAAACCCATTCAACACAATGGACTCAGTAGCTTTTATGGCAGATGTAGATTTTATACCTGAATCCACCCCAATAAGAAAGACAGTAGCAGAACAAGCAGACTCCCTAAACTACATGTTACAAGTAATAGGACAAATAGAGAAAGTAAACCCAGGCATAGCAAACCTAAGAAAGATACTAACAAAATCATTCGAACTAAAAGGCTTCCCAAGACCAGAAGAATACGTAAACCCCGAAGGCCCAACAATGGTAGTCCAAACAGAAGACGGACAACTAGTAGATGATAAAGGCCAACCAGTTCAAGTAATCCCAATAGAACAACTACAAGGTGAAGAGGGAGGACAACAATGAACTCCAAAGAAAGCCTAGCCCTAGAAGCAAGAAACTACGAACTCCTAGATGACCTAACAAAACATGCAGGCTGGAAAGTCCTCTTAGAACACCTAAACAAAGTAAAGAGTGTAATAATAGACGCTCTCCTAAAAGAAAAAGACCACTCAAAGATAAACATACTCCAAGAACGCTACAGAGCCTTCAGCAGCATAATAATGACAGTCCAATCATCAAAAGCAGTAAAAGACAAACTCCATCATGACATACAACTAATAATAGAAGACGAAAACAACATAAGAGAATTTGACATATAAACAAGGAGAAAAAGATGAGTGATAACACGGAAAAGACGCTAGATGAACTTAGAGCCGCAATCGAACAAGACGCACCAGAGCAGGACTCTGCTACTGAAAACGATCTTGGAGATACGGGAACTCAAGTTAACGCGGAATCCGACCTAGATGCCTCAGAAGAAGAGGAAACATCTAAATCAGCCTCACAAGACGACTCAAGTGAGGAAACTGATGACGAACAATGGGTCGTACCAGGAAGGTTTAAAACCAACGAAGATGTCCTAGAAGGATACAGACAACTAGAATCCCACTCAGGCAGACAAAGCTCAGAAATCCAAAAGCTCCGCTCTTCCATAGACGAACCACCCCAACGTGGTGAATCCGAAGAAGAAAAGAATGCCCGCCTTAAAAGATTCGCAGACGAACTATCAAAAGACCCCGAAGCAGCAATAAACGCAAGAATCCGTAACGTAGTAGGAGAAGCAAAACAGGGTGCAAGAGCTAGTGAATTCAAAAGAGTTTACGAAGCTCGCATCGCCGATACAAACAGCGACTTTGCAGAACTAGACCCAGTCATGGCCCAAATAGCAACAAAGTACGGAGACATGATAATGGAAAACGGAATGCAAAACGACCCCCGACTCCTAGACATCTTACACCTTGCAGCCAGAGGCATAAAAGCCGAAGAAGCAGCCCAAAAGGCCAACGCCAAAGGCGTAGCCAAGGGAAAAGAAGTATCCAGACAAAAGAACAAAGCAAGACTAGAGACACCTTCAGGTAAAACCAAATCAAAGAAACTAGACACATCCAAAATGACTTCTGCTCAAATGAAGTCAGCCTTCGAGAAAGGCGACTTAGAATTTTAAGCAGTGATTAAAGGAGTAACATATGATTAGCGCAGGATTCGCAGAAACAACCAGCACTTTAAGTGATAACTTACACAGTTATTACTTCAAACTGCTCTTAGAAAGTGCAGAAAAACAACTCAAACTAGTACCCTTAGGACAAAAGCTTCTTCACCCACGTAGAACAGGTAAAGATAGCTACAAACTAAGGTACGGCAACATTGCTGATGATGTATCAGAACTCAGTGAAGGCGTAACCCCAACCGCCAGCACAATTGATACTAACAAATATACAGTATCCATGAAACAGTATGGTAAGTATATTGCAGTATCAGACTTCCTAAGTGCAACAGCAATAGATCCAGTACTAGAAGACATCTCCAGCAGACTTGGCTACCATTCAGCCAAATCAGCAGATTCCATAGTCCGTGACGTAATAATCGCTGGCGCAACAACCAACATCCAATATGTCGGTTCAGGAATCGCAGCAGACAATACCGTAACAGCAGCAGATGTATTCGTAGCTCAAGATGCTATTAAAGCTGTAAGAGTACTCAAAATGCAAGATTCTCCCGCTAGAGATGATGGCAATTATATCTGGGTAGTCCACGGTGGTATCAGTATGGACATCCAAAGCGACACATCCGCAGGAAGCTTCATCGAACTCAACAAGTACGTAGCAGGAATGGCCGACAAAGTCATGAAAGGTGAGATCGGTAGAGTCTACGGAGCAAGAGTCGTAGAATCAAATAACATCAGTTCAGTAGACAACACTAGTTCCATTGCTGTCTATAGATCCTTGATGTTAGCCAAAGACCCATTCATCTTCACCTCATTTGATTCCGACTTCATTCAGATGAAGGTCAAACAGCTAGGCAGCGCAGGAACAGCAGATCCTTTGGATCAGATTGCAACTTGTGGTTACAAGATGCAGTTCGGCTGTACCTATGTTGGTGGCTCTTTCAGCAACCACGAAGGCGCAAGCCCAGAGCTTGCCATTCAGATTCGTGGGGCTGTGACTGGAGGTTAAGTTAGACATTTAAGGCTGGGACCACTAAAATGGTCCCTCCCTTAAATACCTAAAGGAAACTCAATGCATATAATGAACTTCAGACACTACATTAGAAAATGTAACCCAGACATATTTGTAGATACGAACCATAGGGCTTACCCCTTCGGGGACGTAGAACATCCCACCAGTGGCATGTACGTCACGAATAAGGAGGATACTAAGTTCCTTATGGGAGTATCAGCCGATGATGTACCTGAGTACACCCTAGCAAGCATAGACGTCTCAGAACTAAAAGAGCATGAATTAAAGAATCTAGAAGATACAGGTATAGACCTAGCAAATGAAAGAATAATATGGAGAGGTTGGAGAGCAATAATGAACAACCTCATACGACAAGGTTACATAGAAAAGAAGAAAGCAGAAAAGGTATTTAATACCTATTTTGAACCCCAAAGAATACAGCTACCAAGACAGTACATAAACAAGGAGATATAAAAATGGCTTTTAACTCAAAAGACGACGTAGCCCTATCCATATCGGATGTTCAAATAGGTGCTGTAGAAGGTAAGGACGGAGTATCAGACAGTAGATGGCTTATATCTGCCGCCAACACAGCAAGAGCAGTAGGAGACATGGTACTAGCTGTACAAGTACTAGACGAAACAGGAGCAGTCCTATCAGCAGGCGGGGCAGCATCAACAATTGCCGACGGAGCAGACGTAACCCAAGGTGCCAAAGCTGATAACAAAGCCTCCACCACAGACGCAACTCCCATAAGCATTGTAAGCATCCTAAAACAACTCTCCTACATGGCCCAGAACCCAGCGTCTAGGGCTGTTACTGGAACTTTTTTCCAAGTTACGCAGCCTATAAGCCTAGCTTCAGCACAAGTAGCATCAGGAGCATTTGCATCAGGTGCCTTGGCAACTGGCTCAATAGCAGCAGGTGCGGTAGCAGCGGGGGCTTTCGTATCAGGTTCTATCCTAGATGGAGCCATAGCAACAATGGGTGCATTAGCAGATGCAGCAGTCACAGCTACAGATACCACAGAGGTATCGGTTATCTCCCTATTAAAACAAATATCTAAAATGGAGCAATCTCCTGCAACGAGAGCTGTTACTGTCATAGATGGCGGTGACATAACTCAAGGTGCTAAGGCAGACGCTAAAAACTCAGCTACGGACACAACCGCAATAAGCATCATGCAAGTCCTAAAACAGATCTCATTCTCCATGCAAGCCAATAGTGGCAATACTGAAATAATGGATGATTGGGATGATGGAGACAAATGCAGAATAACCCCCGTAGCAACAGCAGTAGTAACCTACGGTTCAGACACCCTATTCGATAATGATGCTGATAACACTGCCCAACAGTTAAAAGCATCTTCAGGAAACTTATATAAATTAGACGTATACAATAGCAATGCCACAGTATCATTCATACAACTATTTGATCTAGCAGTAGGAGATGTAACAGTAGGCACCACAGTCCCAAAGTACGTAGTAATGATACCAGCCCAAGGCGCAGCCAGCATAGACTTCAACATACCAATGTCCTTCTCAACAGCAATAACATACGCAGCAGCAACCACACCCACAGGCAACGGTGACCCCACAGTAGGTTTAAGTTTTAGCGCAATATATAAATAAGGCCCATTATGTCAGGATTCTCCACATATGTCCCCTTACCAGAGGTAGGTACATCAACAGCAGGCAAATCAATAAAAGTAGGGCTAGAAATTCAAGAAATATAATAACAAACAAGGAGAATTAACATGTCAGGCTTCTACTACGATACAACTACCCCAACCCCAACATTCAGTTGGGCCTTAGCAGCCGGTACTTTAACCGTATCAGCTGAAGGTATCTCTAAGATGACCATGGAGAAACAAGGCTCCCCAGGAGAAAAGATAGAACTAGACATATCAGGTATGTCATGGACTATCGACGATGACAACGGCTCTGACGAGTTCGTAGGACGTATGGGAACCACTGCTTCTAGAGCATGGGGTGATGCCATGCCTTACTTTGTATATCTTATTAACTACGACAATACTCCAGGTAATGTACGTATGGGTATCTCAAGAGACCCCACAGCAAGAGTAACCCCAGCCTCAACAGACGGCATAGGCAGTAATGGAGGAGGAGCAGCAGCTACCCCAGCCCAAACTAACTTCTTTGTAGCCTATACTAATAACACCACCCTTAACTCCAAACCCTGCAAACTTATTGATGTAGGTCTATCAGCTATCTGTGATGATTCAGCGGGTGGTATATGGACCTTCACTGCTCCAGCAGCAGGTGATTGTCTAGAAAACACCTTCTCTACTGAATGGACATTTCCACTAGGACAGAACGGCAATGAAGCTGGCAAATATTATAACACCGCTACGCCAACTACGAACCTAGCTTTTGCCGACTATGCTGCTGAATATAGACTACAACGCAACGGCAGAATAAACTACCGAGTCACTCTTAGCAATCAATCAGCAGCAGGGAATAGAACTGAAGAACTACACCTGTTTTTGCCAGCCGTACCTGTAACCGGAACCCTAATGCAATCACATGGTGCTGTAAGGGCAAGAATAACCAATACTTATATGTTTACCGATATGTCCCAATACCAAACAAATGCTTATGCTAACATTGGAAAAGTAGCTTCAACTGGTGGGTATACCGATGCCGATTTCTCAGGTGCCAGTGATTATGTCTTTGGGGAAATAGAGTACACTGCATTCTAAAGGACCTTATATGACAACATACATAGAACGCCTTATAAGGTGGATCTACCCTAAAGGTAACTGGGGAAGAGAGAACCCTGTCTCAGGAAAGCAATCATGGCTTTGGGGACAGATGTGGGTACATCTCTTCATTGGGGTATGCTCACCCCTTATAGCACTACCAATCGTCGCGTGGTGGCCCTTGTGTGGCCTCTCAATAGCATTCCTTATCGGCCTTATAACCCCTTTATGGAGAGAATTCCACGTTGATAAGCACCCCTTTAAGGATCTTTACGTAGATACTCCTGAGGGCATAGACTGTAGAAGTGATATATTGAGTTGTTGGGTGGGTAGTGTGTTAGTTCTAATACCAATGAGTATTATGTGCATATTGATGGGGATATAGTATGATACTAAAAAGAATAAATAACGCCGTACAGGGCATCCTCAGGACTCTCAGGGGCATGTTTAGCAAGGACATCCTACCAGCAAAGTATGTACCAATGACACAGGTACTAATACTGATAAACGTCCTAATATATGTACTACAGACCTTAAACCCTGATGTAACAGCCACATTCGTAATGCGAAGCAATGTATGGTATTCATACCTCACTGGATGCTTCCTACATGGTAGTATGAGACATTTAATGGGTAATATGCTGTTCCTGTCATTTATCTTCCCCCCAATAGAAAAGAAATACGGAAGTAGATTCATATTCCTAGCATATTGTATAACAGGCATATTCGGAAGTGCCCTATTCGCATACTTCCTCCCTCATGCCACAGCACTAGGAGCAAGTGGCAGCATATTCGGATTAATGCTAATATGGATATTCCACAACCTAATGGAAGGTAGAATACTCCTAGTATTCCCAGCTCTATTCTACTTCATGATGGAAGGTGTAAGATCAGGATATGGCCTAGTAGTACCTGATGGAATAGCTCACTTAGGACACTACGGCAGTGGTTTGGGAGCCTTCTTCTTAATTCCCTATATGATATGGAAAAGGAAATAACATGGCCCTTACAAGACTTCAACTTAAAAACACAATAGCAATATCCCTAGAAAGACCAGACGACACAGCCTTCCTAACCTTCCTAGATGGCAGAATAGATCAAATGCTATTCTTCCTATTCGACATGCACGACTGGAACTGGAAACATAAAGATGGAGCTTTCAACACCGTAGCCACCACAGAAGCCTATGATCTATCCTCAACCAGCACAGACATAAGATCCTCCCAAGACTTAGAAGTACTATGGGACTCCACAAACAAAAGATTCATAAACAAAGTAGAACTACGTACAGTTCGTAAACAATACCCAGAAGGCTCCCAAGCAGGCAAACCAACTAGATATGCTCCTTGGGGAAGTAAAGAGATATATCTAGATAACATCCCAGATGACACATATGCAATGAAATACCTGTACCTAGCCAAAGCCACCCTACCAACCGCAGACGGTGATGACCTAGAAACAGTATGTGGAGTACCAGACTACTGCCACTACCTACTAGAGAAACTAGTACTAGCAGAAGCAATGATAATAGATAACGATAGTCGCAGAGACAATCTCCTAATAGAAATAAATAAAATATGGAAAGTAAAAGCAGTAAATGCCGACATGAAACATTTAGAATCCACAGCAAGATTTAAATTCTGGGCAGAAGAAATACAACCACAAGGAACCACCTACGATGATTATCTAAGGCATGTATGGTGGGATGAATGATAGCAACACACTAACAACATTAAATTTTAGGGATGACAACATACATATATGCCAACCATAGCCAGACAATACATACCACAAAGAAGCTTTGAGAATGGAGTAGATAACACTACCCCAATAGAATCTCCTGAGATAAAGAATACTCTCTCAGAGTGTCTAAATGGTATAATATCAGGTTCAGACATAATAAAGACAAGACCAGGATTTACCGAAATAACAGCAACTAAATCAGGATATATTATAAGAGAAGGGATAGAATACTCTAAATCAGATGGCACCAAAGAACAGCTAGTATATTTAGAAGCTACAGTCCCAACAGGCACTAGTGGAATACTAGCAAGGGTTGTATCTGACACTCTAGTAGACATAACAACAGGCTTACCAGATGGAATAAAACCATGCCTAATACAAGCAGGAACCTTACTATTCATATTCACAGGAGAGACAGACCTAATATACGATGGATCAACAACTAGACAAATAGGAATAACAGAACCATCAGTAGCCCCATCAAAACATTCCCTAACCTCAGGAAACCTAAACGATGGTGGTTTCTATGTCTACGTATATAAATACCGTAACTCAGTAACAGGAGCACAATCATCCCCAAGCCTCCCATCAGGAACAATAACAGCAGGAACCCAAGCACTAGGAACCAATGGCATTAAAATACACCTAACCCCAGGTGACTCATCATTAGCTGATAAGATAGACATATACCGCACAACAAGCGGAGGAACCATATACTTCTTTGAAGGCTCCGTAGACATTGATGATACAACATATACTTCCCAAACAACAGATACAGGTTTAGGCTCCCAACTAGAACTAGATGACTCAAGACTCCCCGAAGCAGCCCAATTCGCAGTACTAACAGATAACCGCTTATTCGTAGGAGGCTTCAAATCCAACAAAAGTCGCATCCAATACTCAAAGATCGGCATAAACGGTTCAATGTTTGAATCATTCCAAATATCAGACATAATAGACTGCAACGCAAACGATGGTGAAATACTAACAGGCTTAGGAAAACTAGGAACCAAAGTAGGTGTACTAAAACAAACAAAAGCAGGCAAAATACTAACCCTAGAAGCATCCCTCGGAGGCTTAGAAACAGGTGGATCACGTAAATACATCTACAAAGAACTAAGCGATAAATGCACCACAACCAACCACCACACCATATTCACACTAGGCGATAACATGGGCTGGCTAGGCAGAGACAACATATACATAACAGATGGCTTTGACATAAAACCAATAGCCAACAGAATACGAAACACCGTAAGATCACTAAACCACAACCAAGCATATAAGTTCAGTGCCTACGAATATATCTACACCCAACAATTAATATTATCAGTAGTACGTAGTGGACAAACAGAACCAGACTACCAACTAGTATGCCACTATGGACATGCAGCAAACCTAGCATGGACAATGTTCGGACCAGGCCCCAACAGCAGCACCCACCCAGGACTACCAATGAGCTGCATATGGTCAGCCACAATAAACAACCTAATAGAACCCTACTTCGGCAGTAGTAACAACAATGGCAAAGTATACCAATACGCTCTAGGCATAAACGATGACACAGACCCCATATACTTCCTAATAAAAGACCAATGGGAAGCAGGCAAAGATGCAATGGGAAAGAAGTCATTCCAATCCATCAAATACCTAGCCACAACCCAAGCAGCTTCCCCAAACAACACCCTAACAAACACCTGGGAAGAAGACGGAAAAGAACTAATAGTAAAATCAGAAGTAGCCACAATAGCCGTAGCCACCAAATGGGACGCTGAAAAGTGGGGCACTTTCACCTGGGCAGGCAAAGGCTACTCCCTAATAAAGTTCTTCCCAAACAGAAAAGCCTACATAGGAAGATTCGGCTGTTACAACAGCACAGTAGATTGCCCAATATCAATAAAATCAATGAGACTCCTATACAGACCAATGTCAGAATAAACATATGCGCCCAATAATAGAAACAATAAAATCAGACAAAGTAATAGATGAAAACTTTGAGAACATAAAGAACACTCTATGCGGTAATGTATCATTAGATAACATGGCAATAAGAATCATAGAAGGAGTAACCCAAGACGCAGATCTACAAAATCTAGTAATACATTCAGGCCAATCAAGACCCGTAGGCTACTTCCCCTTAATAGGTGATGTATACGTACAAGAAATAAGTGACAAATACATAGACATACGAAGTACAAAACCCCAAGTAGCTTACAAAATACTAGTAATGTTCGGCCCCCAAATAACCAATGCCACCCTAAAAGAAGTTGGAGGCCCAAACTACAAAACAACCGAAGAACTAGCAACCGAAATAACCGAAGCAGAAATATCCTACATAGAGCAAATAGAAATACAATACAAACCATTAGCATTACAAATGGCAATCTACCCAAACCCCTGCATAGATACCAACGAACTAAACACCAACATAAACAGAGTAATAGCAGGTTCAGAAAGCTATTACATAATGCTCGAAGATCATCCATACATATACAGAATAAACAAAACAACAAACGTAGTAGACTACATAGACTTCAGTGCCTTAGTTGGAGCAGGTAACTTAACAGCAATGAGAGAATACGGAACAAACCTATACGTAGCAGGTAGATATGATGGAGCACCAGCAGACATAGCCAACGTATGGGTAATAGATTCAACTACCTTTGCCATAACTGACACCTACTATGTATACCCAGCAAGTAGTCGTCAAGGCCCAGTAGACATATACATAAACGATGACTATGTATTTTGTTCGTATAAAGCCACCAATAGTAGAAATGCATATATAAGTAGATACAACATATCAACTGCTGCCATAGCAGACATAGGTATATTAGATGCAGGACTTGGAGAAACCACAGAACCAGGAAACCTAATGTTCGTAGCAGGAGATGCTACCAATGTACTAGCAGTAATAATGGACACCCTATGGGTAGTAGTAGATAACAGTAATGATACTTCAGCAGCAATATGTAGAATAGAAATACGAAACCCCCACACAGGGGCAGACATGTTTTCACACACCTACACAGGAACCAACACAGCAGCCTTTGAAGCACGAGCAGGTGTAGCAGTAGGGACCAAACTATACATACCAGTAAAATACTCAGTAAATCACCAATCAAACGGAGGATTATCATCATATGCAACAGGACTAGTAACCCTAGAAGCCCATGATTCAGCATCCCCCTATGCAGTAACCCTTACACCACTAGGCATTGACTGGAACTGTAAAATGACAGACACCATACTAGCAGACAATACCGACTACATATACCTAGTAGCTCCCCACTTCACCACAGGTGTAACAACAGTAGTAAGATATGAACCAAGCTCAGGCGAAGCAATAACATTCTTTGTACCAATCCACTCAACAGGTGACGGAGAAAACAACTTATACTCATTTGCATTCATAGAAAGTGATGGAGCAATACGCTTCTTTAGAAATACATCAGATGTAGGACCTGATTACAGTAACTTCACAGTAGCAACCGTAGACTTCAGTGACTACGATGAATAAAGGATAATAACTATGGCCTTTTCATACTCAAACTCAGACAGCTTATTTGACAACGACACAGCCGATGCAGATGGTGCAGTGGTTCTAGCAAGATATGATGATCTCAAAACATGGTTAAATGGCAGTAATACAGGCCCAAGTAATGTTGATCTGACAGCCACATATGCTTGGACAGGCAAACACACATACGTGGTAACTGATATATCTAACCACAATAGAAGCCTAACAGTATCAGGAGTAATGGGAGCAAACAAATACGGAGACTACATAACAAGTGCAGCAGCCCAAATAAACGCCCCCCTAATATACAGAAACCTATCCAATGCCTCCAGCTCAGTCTCAGTAGAAGAACTAGTAAACGCAGGAACAGGAGACACCCACAAAGTAACCAATAGTAATACAGGAGCTTGCTACCACGCAGTAACAACTTCCACAGGCAGCCCTTATGAAGCAACCATAAGAACACTAGCAGATCTAACTGCCCCCCTAACAAGCAAAGTAATAACAACCCCAATAACCGTATCAAACAGCGACACAGAAACCGTAGTAACAGGCTCCACAATAACCCTCCCAGCAGACTTCCTAAAAGCAGGCTCAACAATAAAAGGCTCCTTCTACGGCCTAATGGGAACCCCCGCAGCAGCCACAGCAACCATCCAGATAGAAGTAAAATACGGAGGAACAGGTGGAGTAGTCCTCCTAGACACCGGAGTAATAACCCCAACAGCAAGCCTAGTAAACTCCCAAATAAAACTAGACTTCCTCCTAACATGCATAACCACAGGAGTAACAGGCACAATAGAAGCCCAAGGCCAAGTATCCTGGAACAGCAACACAGCCCCAGCAAACAGAGGAATGGGCACAGGAGCCACAGGCATTGCCAACAGCGCAGCCATAGTAATAGACACCACCCTATCCAAAGACCTAGTACTAACCCTAACATGGGGAACAGCCGTAGCAGATTGCAGCATAACCATAAGAAATGGCATAATGGAACTAAAGAGGTAGTTACCCCCACCCAGACATAGAACGTCCAGTGGTGACCCCCTAGCTCTCGAATAAGAGGCATATAAACAAGACCAACGGAGACAAGACAATGGACAACAATACACTACTAAAAGGCACCTCAGTACAGTTACTTCCATTTGAAACAAAACATTGGTCAGACATAGCCAGATGGTTCTATGATAAAGACTACAAAGAATTCTTTAGACAATTCACCAAAGTACTTACCGAAGAAGACTTCCAGAACTACCCCAAAGCAGTGGGTGGAACAATATTCATGGTCCACTCATTACTAGACAACAACATAATAGGCTTAGTCCAAGTTATACCTTGCTTTAAAAAGAACAAAGGAGCATATATAGGAGTAATAATAGACAAAGCCTCCCAAAAGAAACACCTCCCATCAGAAGTAATGTTAATACTATTAGATCACCTATTCAATAGGGACGGATATAACAAAGTAGTAATCGAAATACTAGAATCAAACGAAGGTCTAAAAAGAGTACTAGAAAAGACAGGCTTCTACAAAGAAGGCAAATTACTACAAGAATGCTTCATGGATGGTAGATTCAGAAATGAACTAAGATATTCAATGAGCAATTACTATTTCAACAAATTCAAATCAAAACTTGAACAGGAGTACAAACAATGGGCGCATTCATTAAAGAAATAGGTAAAATGGGAGCAATGGGAGCCGCTACAGCAGCAGGTGGCCCCGCAGCAGGTGCAGCCGTAGCAGGTGGAATGGGTGCACTAGGTGGTCTAAAAAGAGGAGGCACATTAGGAGACATGCTAATGGGCGGTGCCCAGAGTGCAGGTAGCGCATATCTAGGAGGCAAGTTAGCCCCAACCGTAGGTGCAAATGCCACAGGTCCCGTAGACGTAAGCCCAGCAATACAACCAACATATAATATGGCTTCTAATACCTTTGATAACCCTTCTCTATTAGATGCTCTAAAATTCAATATAAATAATAGACCGTACTAAGGAGAACTACTATGGGTGGATCAACAAGTGAAAACTTTTCAAAAAAAGGTTCAGAAAATACCAGTAGTGGCTCTCGTCCCACAGGTATAGCACAATATGAATCCAATTTTGCACAAGACTATAAGAAGACATATGGTGACTACCAAAACCTAATGAATACCCCCTTAAACTTAAAGGAAGCACCCCTGTATTCAACACAACTAGATCCAGTGGTTCAAAATACCATATCTAAAGGTTTACAGGGAATTAAAGCCAAACAAGCCACACAAGGAAGACAGACAGCCAGTGCTTTAGGCACAGCAGGCTCAGGAAGCAATACTTCTCTAATAAACGTTCTAAATAGACAATCAGCCATTGCAGGAGCAGGAGCAGGCAATCAATTACAGGCTACAGGCTTAGAACAACAGAGACAATATGACATAGCAAGACAAGCAATGATAGCACAACAAAATCAATCACTCCTCCAAAAGAGACAACTAGGAATACAAGGAATAGGACAGGGAGCAAGTTTACTCCAAAGATTAACTGAAATGGCAGGCGTAGCTAGAGGTGAAAAGAAGTGGAGTAAGAAAGACTATGAGGAAAGTGGTCAAACTACAGGTAGTAAATCATTCGTATAAAGGATAACCATGGCAGACTCAAACGATAAAAAATCCAAACCAGGTGGTAAGACAGGTGAATTACTATTGGGAGTACTTGGAGCCTTAGGTGAAATAGCTGGTCCTCTAATTACAGGCCAAAGCATAGACTTTGGAGCACCCTTTAAAATGGGTAGCCAATACCTCCAAAATGAGAGAATGAACGAAGACCTCCAAAAAGCCTTAGGATCAAACCCTCATACCGCAGACATAGCAAATGAAGTACAGGGAGTAATAGACCAAGGTGGCATACCAGGCTTAATGGGACAGGGAGACACCCCAAACTTAGACCAAGTAGGCCAACCCTTACAACATCCAGATAGTAATGTGGCACAGCCCCAACAGCCAACAATGGAAGATGAAGAATATTATAAATCTCCAGAGTTTCTTCAAGAATTAACCAGATTAGGGAGAGGAGATATAGCAGAAAAGATACTAACAAGTAGAGCTTCCCAGAAGTCAGCAGACCCAATGTCAAGCATTTTAAAGTCATTACAGCTAAGAGACTATATGTCTCCCCAAGAAAAGATAGCAGCCAAAACAACAAGGGATCAAGAACTAGATGAAATGTATAGAAATAGATCAGACGACAGAATGGAAGAGCAAGCAAGAATAGGTAGAGAGAAATGGAAGGTAGGAGAAGAGAAAGCCCTAGTAGATGGTAGAGAAGCAATAAGCTCATTAAGCTTCTCCATAGACCAACTAAATGCAGGAGTAGAACAAAACGTCCTTTCAGCAGTAATGGGTAAATCTCCTGTATCAGCTAGAATAGGTCTTGCACTAGGCAACTACACAGAACCCCAACTACAACAAATGAGAGACATTAAGAAGATGGTAATGAAAGCCGTTAAAACCCAATCAGGTGTTCAATATGGCTTCAGAGAACTACAATGGATTAAATCAGCCCTCCCAAATGAATGGGATTCCCCTGAAATGCTAAACAGAGGCATGACCATGCTCTACAACAACACCCTCTGGAACCAATACGATAGAATAATGAACAAAGCTCATAAATCAGGCAATGCCGAAGTAGCCTCTAGAGAAGGCATGTCCCCCGAACAAATGAAAGCCTACCAAATACTAAAAGCTCAATTAACCAAAAGAGCCACAAACAACAAATCAGAACTAGCAATATTCGCAGATCCAAAGAATGCAAAACTATTTGAATACCTAAACATGAGATTACTAGATAGCACCGATCTAAAACTAAAAGGTAAATAATGGACCCTTATTTGGAACAAATGGCAGTAGAATATGGAGTAGATGTAGAGGATACAGATACATCCCTACCCACTAGTCTACCTGAATCCTACAGTGACCCCGTCCTAAGACCTTCCCTAGCCCCAGCAGGTAGAGAACTAGAAGAATATCGTGTAAGATCAGCAGCCCAACAAATGGGAATGGACCCAGACATAGCAGCAGGTGTAGCCTTCCAAGAATCAAGATTCAATCCCAAAGCCAAATCCTCCACAGGTGTTAGAGGCACAATGCAAGTAACAAGATCCACAGCCAAGGGTTTAGGATATAATAGAGACATACCCGATGAGAACATAAGAGCAGGCATTGCCCTATTAAAAAAAGGAATGGATAAACACCCAAACGATCTAAACAAAGCCCTAAAGATATACCCTGCCCCCAAAGATAGAAAACACTGGATTCCTTCAGTACTAAGCCATTCAATGAGGTCCAAAGAGAATAGACGTAAAACAACCGAAGATATAACAGCCAACATACCAGATGATCTCTTTACAGTACCAGACCAACCCCTTCAGAACACCCCACCAGAAGCCACAGGAGCCTCACCACTGAACGTAGAGCCTCAAGGTGACCCTGGAACCATTGATAAAATATTAAGCTACTTAAAGACCAAACCAACAGATGAATCAGGCAACCCAATAATGACCAAAGGTGTCATGGGCATGCCCTTAGAAAGACCTGCTCCAGGTAAGACTTTTGGTAGTGCAGCCACAGTAGCTTCAATGGGTTTAGGGGGAGCAGCCATAAAAGGTGGTATTGGTTTAGCGAGTAAAGTACCAGGTGTAGCAAATGTATTAGCAAAAGGTGGTAAAGCAGCCACAGCAATTAAGACGGCAGTTACTTCCCTCTTTGGAGCAGGTAGTGGTGCAGGCATTGCTACAGTAGAAGGTAGACCAGAAGACGCAGCCACAGCAGCCATTATAGGTGGTAGTTTACCAATAGTAATGAGTAGTCTAGGTGCCGTAGTAAAGGGCTTTGCAAATAAAATGGGTGATACCTCAATAGGTAAAAAGGGTATTGGTAAGTGGATAAACAACACCTTCGGTAAAACCAAATCACTAGATTCCCTATCAAAGAAGAATGATAAAGTATATCAACAGGTTGAAAAGAGACTACAAACCACCCTAGAGAAATATGATAACAGTTTAGGTCAATTAAAGATAGACAAAGCTAAACTAGCCACTAGGGTAGTTGGTAAGGGTAAAGTAGAAGAAAACATACTACACAGAGCTGCCAAGGATGTATTAGAAAATGAAGGCTCTCAAGAAGTGGCAGATACCTTAGTATATCTAGGAGACAAAGTAAACAGAGGAGACCCATTCACCCGTATAGAACTAAACCAAATGAAAAGAGCAATATATAAGTATGGTAACTCATGGACCAAAGCAGGAGCAGTAAAGAGCACTGAATTTAGTAAGAACACAGCCAAGGTAGCCAAATACCTTAAAAAGACAGTAGAAGACAATACAGATGATACAGTAAGAGCTTTAAACCAAGAAGAAGCTCAACACATGGCTCTAAGAGATGCCGTAAATAAAAAGATCGGAAAGAAACCTTCCGCATGGAGCACCATGACTAAAGTAGTACCAGCAATTACTGCTGGAGGTGCAGCATCAGCCGCCGGAGGCCCCGTAGCTGGAGGACTAGCCACAGCAGCCACCTTAGCAGGACAAACAGTACCAGGCTTCACAGCAGCAGGCGCAGCAGGACAAGCAGCTCAAAACCCTGAACTACAGCGCATACTAAGTGTATTACTACCCCAATTCTTACAAGGAGAATAATATGGCAGCACCAACCCAGACTCATACCTACCCCCCACAATACCACGAAATGAGTGGTTCAGACATAGATGCTGGAAACTATGACATAACTCTTAGTTCTAGTCAATGTAACTTTGAAAAAGGATTCAGCATTCAAACAGGTACATTAACTGCAATGGATATTACAATTAGTGACAGCGTAGATGGTTCGGTATTTGTAGATAATACAGAAGACTATGCTGGTACAGATGTTAGTACTTTAGCTTCAGATAAGGTATATAAGTGTGATCTTAAAGCACCAGTAAAAGCAATTAGAATTAGGGCAGTACGAAGTAATGCAACCAATGCTGTTGATTTGAAAGTGCTTGCACCAAATCGCTAGGCTTAGTGTTAGAAAAAACGATCTCTTTTTCTGACAAATGTAAGATAGATGATAGAGACATTAAGTAGTTAAGTACCTACAATCAATAATACATTAAGGACTGCAAAACTGATGATGTATTCAGAAGCATTTAAAGAAGCATTATTATTTACACTAAGTTGGGAAGGTGGGTATGTAAACCATCCCAAGGATGGTGGAGGACCAACAAATAAAGGTATTACTCAAAGGGTATATAATACTTATCTACGTAAGAAGTATCAAGCACCAAGATTAGTTAGATTAATTACTGATCGAGAGGTGGCAGAGATATATCGTAAAGAGTATTGGGACTTAGCAGGTTGTGAGAGATTAGCTCCCAAACTATCAATAGCAGTATTTGACTTTAGTGTCCACAGTGGAGTACCAAGGGCTGCAAGGTACCTAAGACTAGCCAACAATGACTTAGAAAAGTACCTAGATAAGAGGGAAGTATTCCTTAGAATCATTGCTAAGGGCAAGAACAGGGCCTTTCTAAAGGGTTGGTTAAATAGAATGAAAGCATTAAGGAAGTACTTAGAGGGGTAAGGTGGCCCAATTAGAATAAAGTCCAGTGGTGAGCCTGTGACGGACTCTCAGGGGTATTTAAACGATGGTTATTAGAGACAGGGTAAGGAAGTACAATAGATTTGATTTAAGATATATATTTGCAACCCTAATAGATGCTGTAGCATATACTTTCATGTTAATTGGTATGGTTGCTATTTTGTTACAAATATTTAACTAAGAATACATTGTGGAGGAGCTATAGTGGGTGGTGGTAACAACAATAAAAAAGGTTTAAACTCTAATCCTCTATCAGATAATTCTAATGCCTCTAATTATGGTATGGGATATATCCCATCCCTTAGCCAGAATATGTCAGGCCCACTAGGTAATATGTTTGGATTCAGTAACGACAATAAGAGCAATAGTGTGGGATATGTAGCTAGTGGGGGTGGTATCAATGAATTAGGTAATGATGCTATAGCGGCTGATCCCAGCCTAGCGTCTTTATTGGTTGCTGATATGGGTACTGGTTCAGACAGTTCTGGTGAAGGTGATATAGTAGACCAGTTTACGAAGATGATTAGACAGCCTTATCAGGGGGAGAGTAACTTCTTTAGTAGTAATCCTGCTATCGCTGGAATGGCTACTGAAGATAATAAGATTATATTAAACCCCGCTTCAGGGTTAAACCCTACTGAAGAGAAGTCTGTTATTGCCAATGAGGGTATACGTATTGCTATGCGTAAGATGAATATTACACCTGACATTATGCCCACCACTGAACAGCTTAGGTCCTTTGTAGGTACTCCCTATGAAACAAACCTATCCGCTATGAAACAGACAATAATTGCTCGTATATTAAGTGGTGATCCTAGTGCAGGGGCTACACCGGAACAGAGAAGGATAGCTGATGGGATTATGCAGCAGATAACTGATTCTTATACAAGTAATTAAAGCTATACTGGGGGGTCAAATGTGGTCAATATCTAACATATTAGGCATAATTGGAGCAGTCTTGGGTAGTGGAGCTTTGAGTTCCATTATTACAAACTGGTTCAATAAGCGTAAGGCTGGTGCTGATACAGATAGTGTAATAGTTAAAAATATTATGGATTGGGCTGTAGAATTGACTAGTAGGATAGATAAATTAGAAGTCCAATTAGTAGAGAAGGATAGACAAATAGATGAATTGGTGGAACAGGTACATAAACAAGATCTATTAATACAGAAGTTACAGAAGGGGGAATAATATGGCACGTAAGGAAAAAGATTCAAAAGGCTCAAAAAAGGCAGACCTCACATGGGAGGGTTTGGGCGAAAATATGCGAAAAAGGGATAAACTTTATGGGGGTAGGGGTAAGGAAGCCTCTAAACTAAACCTCAATAAATCCGAAACAGAGAATTATATGTATGGTACCGATGAAGATAGAGAGTACTGGAAAAAACATCCGAAAAACTAAATGAATAACTAAGGAACTGAGTATATGGGTAGCTTAGGTTACTCCTCATTAGTTCCATGAAAGGAAGTACAACATGGCAGATTCAGAACGTAAACTGAGTAATCATGTATCCTCTGGCTTTATTGATGGTACAGGTTCCCTAATGAATGTCTTTTGTGGGTTTAAGCCTAAATCAGTATTCATAATGAATGTTGATGGTTTAATAAGGGCACATTGGGATGATCTCATGGATAATGACTCCATGATTAAGATTGTAGATGCTTCTGTAGCAGGTACAATTGCCGTAACTCCCCATGCTGATAGTGGTGGTGCTATCTCTGTAACCCCTCATGCAGATAGTGCAGGAGTAGTGGATGTAACACCCCATGCTGATTCAGCAGGAACTCCAGCTGAAGCAACACCAGCAACAGTAGCAAATGCAGTTAGTGATATAAGTGCAGCTTTTCTCCCTGATTACAACCCAATTGTAAAACCAACAATAGCTCTCACACACAATGCTGATCCAGAAACCAACTTGGATGCTCTTCCATTGTTTGTAACAGAAGCTCTTGCTGGTGCATCAGAGAATTGTGGCATCTTGCAGAGTATCAACAATACTGCTGGTGATGTCCTTGGTGAAACTGCTGATGGCTCAGTATTTGGTGCTGCTGGTTCAGCTAGGTTCTGGGTGGCTTATAGTGCTGCTCCAACAGGTGTTCAGATTTATGTCAATGAATCAGCAGCTGATCAACTAGAGTGTGTTTCTCCATCAGAGGAAGATGTAGTGGTTCTCATGCCAATGGAGAATGCTGCTGGTGTTGGTAGTGCTTATGTTAAAGTACTAATCCATCATAATGTTGATGCTGCAACTGGTAAAGCTTTGAGCTTTGATGATAATGGTGCAGCAGATGCACAGCTTATCTATGTTGACACGGGCGCAGCGGGTAGCAACGTACCTCCTTCTGATGTTGTTGAAGCATTGTCAGGTGTTGGTGTTGGTGCAGCAGGTGGTTTTGGAGAAGCAGAAGCTCAGGTTGCAGTTGTTACACCAGGATCATATGATGCTCTTGCAAATCATAGTCACGCTTCTACAGCAGCTATGAATACAACCCATAGCCATGCTTCAACAGCCGCTCTTGATTCTACTCATAGTCATGCTAGTACAGCAGTATTTAGTGGTACTGGTGGTGGAATGTCTGTAGTATCTAGTGATGGTGTTATACCATTGTTTAACGGTTTTAGCATTGGTGCTGATGCCGACCTTAACGTAAGTGATGAAGATATTTACTGGGTAGCAATCAAGTAAAGGAGAAATATAATGTCTAAACCTTTTGAGAGTGCTGTAGGTAGCTTTACAGGTGATGGTACTTCACAGTCCATTACACTAGGCTTTAAGCCAAAGTTCCTTGTACTCTTTAATCAAACAGATGGAACACAATTAACTTTCTATATGGATGGTATGGCTGATGGTAAGGCTGTCAGTATGGTAAGTATAATTTCACTCATAGCTGCTAATGGTGTTACACTTAATGCCACTGGTTTTAGTCTAGGTAGTGACAATTCAGTAAACCAAACCCTCAAAGTATTCAAATACTTTGCAATTAGTGGAAACTAAAGGAGAATAATTATGCCTAAAGCATTTGAATGTAGTTCTGGATCTTATGAAGGTACAGGGGCAGCCCTAGTAGTTACATTGGGATTTAAACCAAACCTTCTAATGATTTTTAACCAAGAAGATGGAGATACGCTAGGTGTCTTTATCGATGGGATGACAGATGATACAGCATGTGTTGTTACCACAGCAGTGGCTCAAGATGCCGCAGATGCCATTACACTTAGTGCTACAGGGTTTGCCCTTGGTACAGGTGCTGAATTGAATGAAAGTGGTAAGACATTTAAGTATGTAGCTATTGGTGGTAACTAAGTATATACACTTGTCAACTACTGTAGATAAAACTATACCCCCTTGGATTGCTCCTTGGGGGTATTTTACTATGGGGGTTTGATTACTGCCTAGTCTCTATCTCATCACTATCCTCTAAGAATATTAGATACTCTTGGTCATAGTTTTCATCTTGTATCTTACGTTGACAACTATCACAAATATAATAATCAAATACATCAGGGTCTAATCCTTTTATCTTTAAGTTTATTAGTTTGTATTTAATCTTTATGGATACATCATTACCATATCGTGGAGTATAGCTAACATTATCAGTCAACCATAGGGCAGGTTCTCCACAGTCCATACATCTCAAGTAGCCTACTGGTAGTTCAGTACTCTTCATATTACCCCCAGGTTTAAATTACTCATAGTTACCTTGTATGAATGCATATCCAATAAGTAACAACCAAAACATCATTAGTATACTCATATATCAAACAAACCGCTCAAGGCTATTGCTATTGCATCTGTCTCATCCCATCGTTTGTCCTCAATTAGTTCTGTAATGAGTTCAGGGTTACTGACCTTTGCTTTCAATGCTTTTGCAACTTGTATCTTATCTGCTTTGCCTGATCCTGTAATTCTCTTCTTGATACTTGTGGGAGCTACATATAGTACTTTCGCTGTTCTACTACTCATCTGACAAGCCACCATTATTGTGCCAATTAGTCTCTGATGTCTCTGATTGGCAGACTTTAGGGGCATTGTCCTTTTAACACCATTCTTTACATATTGTATGCCATGAAAGTATGTTTCTTCAACAGTAACTAGAGAAGGCTGAATCCTGGACACAACCCCAACAATGAACCCATATACTAGTGCCAGGAACTCTGGGAAGGGTACTTTAGCCTTCTGTTTGAGTGTTAGTGTTTCCACCACCTCACCCTCATCTAGTACTGCTACAGCCATTGGAGATGTGCTTGATCCAATATCTATTCCTACTATCATTATCTACCTCTCTTCCATTAAATAAATAGCACCACATGGTAATCTATAACAATCCCAATTAGCATAATAGGGGTCCAGATACATCCTGTGTAACTTGTTAAACCCTTCATTACTCTTAACCCCAATAGCCCTAGTACCATCAGCACGGACTACCTTCTTAATATGTTTGGTTTCATATACCACCATACCCTCTTCTAATTTATAGTCTTTCTTATAGCTAGGTCTACTCATTAGTTTACCTTAGTTCCCTTCTTAGGCATATCCAGTACCACAAACTTGAGCTTAGAGGTCTGGTTGGTTAGATATTCAATCATTTCAATTAACTCCGATAAGTATACCCCATGTACATCCACATCAGCATTAAATCCCTTAGCTTGAGCTATAATACTACACAATATATCTTTAACAGACTCATTAGCCATAGAACTACTCCTCTCTACACTGCATCTTGTCAATAGGATCTACATCTAATATTACACCTGCATAGTCCTCTAGATTGCCACCCATACGTAGCATATTACCTACATCTGATATATAGATACCATGTCCACCATTCATTGCTCTTTTTATGTAGCAGGTACAACACTCCCAATCGGTCTTACACCCAGTCTCTACTGTATCTCCACAATTCAAACATTTGGCTCTAGACATACCTCACATCCTTTCTTACTAGATCGTTGAACCTTGGCCCCCTGACGGCCCTCTCATGGGGTGTTTAGATGGGTCTATTCAACAGCTCTTGTAGTAGTTTATAGATGTCTTTAATGGTTACATCCAATAGTTCCAAGAAAGCCTTGCCTTTAACATCTGGAGCTAGGTCTTTAAAGTTAACAGCAGGCTTTATCTGTTTATGTTTCTTCTTCATTGGTGGCATCCTTTTAGTTTTAAGTACTCAATGTATTCCCAAGATCTAACATGGTTGCTAATTACTCGCTTTGTGTTGGGTTTATCTATTGTACCACCTGATACTTCCACAGATTCCATTGCTGGTTCTGGTAGGCAGTGGTGCTTTAGAGGAATGTACTGTTTGGCACAGCCTCCCAATAGTAATAGAAGTACCAGTATAATTAGAAAATACTTTACGATATATGTCCATGTCATGTTATCTACTTATCCCCCATATTACCACCACTGTAAGATCTATGAGTAACTTAATTGCTGTCCAGAATATACATATGGTTTTTATATCTGTCATTTAAAACACTCCTTATCGAAGGGATTAGAGCTAAGTATGCAGCTTGCTTCCTTATCTGATAAAGATCTACTAACTCTATCCTTTAACTCACTACCTTTCCTGAATAACAACTCTACATCTTCCTCATGTTGTATCTGATACTCAACAATAACCCTATTCATCTTAGCCTCACAGGACTGCTTACCTTTGTTGTACAGATATATCCCAGATGATACTATAAGTAAGATACATGTCAAAGGCAACCAAGCTCTCTTCAAAAAGGCTATTACTGTTAGATAACCAATCACTTGTCCTCCAGATTCTTATATACCATTTCAGTCAATCTATTATAAAACTCCCCATCTTCCTTACATTTAACCACTACTGACTTAATACCCTGCCCTACCTTCTCTTCTCCTAGATATGCCCAAGCACCACTCATAGTTACCAATCCCAATGCTTTTGCTGTATCTGCTAATTCTTGATACTTATCAAACCCCTTACCATATATAAGGCTAAACATGGCTTCTCTAAACGGAGGAGCTTTTTTATTCTTCTTTACCTTTACATTTATCTTCGAGCCTACTATTACATCACCTTCTTTAATCTTATCTCTACTACGCACATCTAACCTGTATTTAGAATAGAACTTTAAAGCATTGCCTCCACTAGTGGTTTCAGGACTACCAAACATTACACCAATCTTCATTCTTATTTGGTTGATAAAGATAAGTAATACTTTATTCTTCTCTACAGCAGGAGATAACTTACGCATTGCTTGGCTCATCATCTTAGCCTGCTTACCCATATTACTATCTTGAAAGTCACCCTCCAAGACAGATCTAGGAACCAAAGCATCTACACTATCTACCACTATAACCTTGACCTTACCTGACTCTACTAACATCTCCACAATGCCCAATGCTTCTTCACCACAGTCTGGTTGTTTGAATAGTACTTTCTTAGTGTCAATACCATATGCTTCAGCCAAGTCTCTATCAAGTGCATGTTCCATATCTATAAAGGCTACATTGTGTCCTAGCTTCTGAGCTTCAGCCATAATGAATAGAGCCATAGTGGTCTTACCACTAGATTCTGGTCCATATACTTCCATAATACTTCCAGTAGCCAATCCTCCATTACCCACTGCTAGATCTAAGCTTATGAGTCCTGTGGGGATTATCTCATTAGGGGTAATATGTGTACCTCCAAAGTAGGTAATCCCTGCTTCTGTCTTAGTACCGTAAGCTTTATTAATGGCAGCTATGGTGGTAGTTAGATCATTTGGATCTTTTATTTCATTATCAGCCATTAGTATCCTCTATTAATTAGACGTTTGGGTAGATGTTTCATTACTTTGTGGGTGAAGTAGATATATTTTAGTAATTTAGGGTCTATGAGTACCACCCTCCCATGTTCGTATACTTCCCGATTGTTGAATATGAGTAGTCTTGAATACCTTACTATTATATATCTAAACCTCCACCAATATTTAATAGCTTCTATCATTACTTTACCCCCCAATTATCTCCTACCAGTATTTCCATGTCCATTGGAATACCATACTTCTTATGTATTGATTGTACCATATATTTATTGATTAAGTCATTAATTATTTTAGTATCCTCTGGTAAATGTTCTATCACAATCTCATCGTGTACTAGTAATAATAATCTTGCTTTTGGGGGTAGCTTAGGTACAATATTTAGCTGACTGAACCCTATAAGGTCACTACCTGATCCCTGTACATATGCATTAATAGCTTTGTATCCCTTGTCTTGTGGGATATATATCTTCCTACCAAACCAAGTAGAAATAAATCCACTATACTCAGCCTCATCCTTTAACTTATTGGCAAAGGCTTTAAGGTTTGGATACTTCTTATTAAATGCTCTCTTATATTTCTTACACTCATCCAAGGTTATATCTAATTGATGTTCTTTGGATAAGATATAATGTAGACTATTGCTACCTTGTCCATATATAGATGCTAAGAATAACTGCTTACCTACCTGTCTTTCTTTGGGGTAGCTAGCTTTAACCTGACTAGCCTCCACAGGTAGATTCATTAGATCCTTAGCAATTTGACTATACACATCAATACCATCTTTAAATGTTTGTACTAATCCTACTTCATTTGAATAAAAAGCAGCCAATCTCGCTTCAAGCTGTTTAGCATCTGCAACTGTAAACACATATCCTTCTCTAGGGATGAAAAGTCCACGTATTTCGCTCCCCTTAGGCACCTGCTGTAGATTAGGTTCAGCAGATGATAACCTGCCTGTACGAGTAGCCCATAGACGGAAATTAGTATGTAATATATCATTGATCCTCATATCATCCCATTTACATAGGAAGTCTCTATATATTTTACGATCTTTCTTAAACTCAATTATCTGACCTATAATCTTATCGTGTTTATATTTATACAGTAGTTTTGAAGCAGTGGTACGTTTGCCTAGTCTATCTATTAACTCAATACCTTTAAGCTCAAGTAGTTTGGTCATATGTACATGACTATTGGGATTGAATACTACCACACTATCCCTTACCTTCTGCTTCCTATTCTCTAATGTCTCTTCTTTCTTACCTGGTTTACATTTGGCTATTTTATCTAATTTAAGATATTTAATGACTACCTCTAAAGCTTCCTTATTCTCAACATGGAAGTTATCAGACCATTTATCTAGTTTATCCTTATAGGATGCTTTTAGTTCTGTAAGCTTATCAACATCCAGTCTTATACCTGTTAACTCTACTTCTACTAATAATCTAGCTAGAGGCATTAATAATTTATAGTAGTAATCCCATAGTCCATATCTAATTAACTTTTCTTTGTAGAACTCAAATAAATAATAAGTAACCCTACAGTCCATTAAGCAATGTTCTCTAATCTGATCATAGTCTGGGTGTTCCGTATTCCAATCTATCTTCCAACTACACTTAATACCTAGATCTCTGATAGCCAAATTATCTAAGGCTAGGGACTCTTGTAACTTACGTTCATCCAAATCATCTCTATAAGCTCTTTTAATATTATCTGCAAACTGTACCAAGCTTGCCATAAGAATAGTATCATGATGGTATGGTAAGTCTATACCTGCCTTCCTAGCAACCTTCACATCAAATGAACCATTATGCATTATTACTTCATAGCCCTCCAGATCAGGTAGTTCCTTACTAAACCCTATAACCTTCTGATCCTTGGAATAGTGACCAATGCCAATAAGGCTACACTTGGCCCAATTCACACCCGTAGTCTCTAGATCAATAGCCATGTACTTACCCATTACTATTCTCCACCCCATCCAAGATTTCTCTTATTTTATTGTCAGTCTGTCCCTGAACCATTTTATTGTCAGAGCTACCCATAGCATATCCTGCATCAAACACCTCAGTATATGTCTCCTCCAACAAACATAGTATCCTATACTCTTTAGTATGTGGGAGAAGCCGTAATAGATCTATAGCTGGATGGGCTAGTAACATCTGATAGTCTGCCTCTTCCCACTGTTTGATCTGTTTCTTAGTAATTCGTTTTTGTTTCATTCTATCTCCCCCACATGTCTATGTATATCCTGTAGCATCTTATCCTCTTGAATAATCTCATATAACATACCCATAGCATTAAACATGACTGCACATAGTATCTCATCCATTGGTGTATCTGTGATCTCTTCCTTATTACGATGCTTTGTCCATAACTCCATTACATGTCTTAGTAATGACTTCATATACTGATCTTTGGGAATACCCTTCTGCCAATTATCTGATTCTCTATAACTACCATCCCTCATCTTTCTGTTCTTATTCATATAATCTGCATAGGTATTAAGTACTTCTGGGGATAAGAACCCTTCAAAGTCTCTCTTACCTTCATCTGTATCCCTACTAGCTCCAGTTTTAAAGGTCCGTACACCCTTATTGGGTTTATCTTTCAGTGACGGGCATCCTGTGCAGCCTGAGGTGCATTCCTGACAGGGCTTCTTATCATTTTCCATACTCACATCTGTTGGGAATGTGTTAGACATTAGCTTTCCCCCTTATCTCTATTAAACATACTTTGAGCATATCGTTCTATATCTGACTCCATCTCCAAAGCCTTTCCTCTAGCTATATCATTATCTTCCCTATGTGCCCATTCACCTGTAGTGGGATAATACCAGAATAGTACACCATCATATACGCCTCTCCATTCTATACCTACCCTATTGGCTTTGAGTGTATCCATTCGTTTTAATGTGCTTTTACTTGCTGGCATTGTTGGTCCCCTATTTAAGTAGTTTATTATCTTTGAGTACCTGATATAAGCCTGCTTCTAGTGCTGTTATTTGTGTATGCTCCAGTCTTATCTCACATATACCATTAATGGCTTCTATTATTTCATGTATTAGGGTACTCTCTTGTAGTGCTTTTGGGATACTAGTGGATATATGTATAATAGAATTGGTTATGTCACATATCCCATATGAATCCATAGTATCTTTATTTGGATCTACCATTTTAACCTGAAATGTAAACCCTCCTATCTTTAGCTTCTTGGGTATCTTCATATGCTCTCCTCAACCTTTTGTAAGTACTTTATACAGACCTCCATACGTCCATCCATATGGTCTGGTTGTCCTTTGTGAGCTGGTTGTCCTCCAGCTAGGTTGTATACTACCCAGTATACTTCTCCCAGAGCTAGTTGGAAAGTACATTTACGCATGGCCTGGTTTATTATAATATCACACGTTTCTCTGTAGACAGATTCCTTCATCTCTTCCTCCTAAGTAATTGGAATACTCTTTGTTTGGAGACTTTTAGTTCTTTGCCTATCTCTACTAGTGTATGACCTTCCATTGTTCTAGTTACTACAAGCTTTTCTCTTACATCCATATTGTCTAGTTCACCTCTTACATATATCATTCCTTCTACATCATCAGATGATCCTTTATATTCTATATGGTCTGTAACACTGATTAACTTCCATTTTTGTTGCTTAGATATATAATCACATAACTTCCACTTTACACCCAAGGAGATGAGCTTCAGTAGCTCTTCAAAGGGTTTACCTGAGAATTTAAGTATTGTCTCCCAGGCCCCTAGATATGCTTCAGATAACAGTTCCTGCTTAGTGTACTCAGTGCAGTTAATACTATATCTTCTACCCCAATAATGAAGTATTCTTAACACCTCAGGAGTATCCATATATTTATGTAGTTCACATTGCATCAAATACCCCTATGCTGGTGTGACAATTGACGGCTCCTTAGACTTTTCATATGCCTTAAAAGCATCATGAACCACTCTAAGATTACCAGTGTCTAGTGGTATGATAGATAGATCCACCTGAAAGCCTGAATCCCCTAGTCCCTTATCCAACTTATCCATTACAAATGTGAAAAACTCCATTAATTCTACTTTGTCCTTAAATACTATCATTTTATCCCTCTTCTCAATAATACTTCATTTATTAAACCCTCATCATCAAAATGTAGATAATCTTTTATCTCATCACCCATCTTCTTAAACTCCTCACTTATGAAGGCTTTAACCTTATCTACACGATACCCCTCAATGAAGGGCTGCTCGAATGGGCCTTTCCCTGATGCTAATATATCCTTTATCCCATCAAACCTCTGCTCCCACTCGGGCACTACCTTATCTTTTATTAGCTCTCCACAAGCAGGACAGATATAGTGATCCTTTACATAACAAGGCTTTGTGCCATAGCCCACATCGTTCTTATGTCCACACTCTACCTTATCCTCATCAATAGCCATGATAGCATCTGCCATCTTATCATACATACACTCCATACAGCTCCACACCTTCTCATCTCGTATGTCGTCTATAACCTTCTTAATCTTATCTCTCTTATTCATAACCCCTCCTCGACCTTCATAGCTTTAAGACAGGCCTTCGTTATAGCGAGTGGGGCTGTGTCTGCCCTTTCGTCAAATATCTGGAAGCCATTAGTAAACAAAGCCTCTACAGGTGGAGGTTCCCCAACCCCTTCTCTACAGTATTGTAGGATCAACTTCCACCCATCTTCCCTTATCTTCTCAACAAGCATCCAAGCATCAGCGATAGACTCACAGGGGTTGAAAGGCTGTCCATTAACCATAACCGATTCGCGCCATAGGTGACTGTCTGGTATGCCACAGCCAAAAATAGTATATTCAACCTTCATAACCTTCTTTGCTGCTAGCCTATTCAGTTGGTCGTTTGTTAGTTTATTAGCCATCAATTTACCTCATGGTTCTATCACTATCCTCGTTTGAGTCGTTTAAATAGTTCTAAGTCACCAATTGTCCACCACTTGTAATCTTTTATATCTCCTTCTAATGGTGGTGGAATTAGTTTACCAGCTAGTGATAATATGCTATCTGGGTTGTCATCTACTATTATGTCTGGCTTATCAAATACTTGAGGTACTGATGCTTTGATCCATTTGTCTTGTTCAGGTAAATATACTTCCATCTCTATCATAAAGTACTTTAATAGATCGAATCTCTTTAATATCTTCATGGCAAACCCACCACCAGTATGGCTTCTACACTCTATTTCATACTTGTCTGCCCATATTTTAAGCTTATTCTCTACTCCAGGGAATAAGTTATGCTTCTCATCTATGAGAGTACCATCAACATCTATCATTATTCTACGTACTGGCATTAGGTATCCTCTGGGTTTGTATCTTTGAGTACACAGTAAGCTAGATAGTATTGATCAGCTTTTTCTACAAACTCTTCTTTACTCTCTTTGGTTTTATATTCTTTATTTCCGTGGACAGATAAATGACAATTAGCAGTGCCTCTACCACTCACAGTGTAGTGTCCACATACTGGTACTATTCTATGATCATTACCAGCTCTAGTTCTCTCAGTATCCACATGATGTGCTGTATTCCTACAGGGCTTATGGACATATTTATCTGCATATTCATTATATATACTTCTCTCACCCACAGGAACATGTCCACAAAGCATGCATGGTAGTTGCTCTACGTACTCTTTATACTCCTTGTCAACTATGCGTGGCTTTTTCATTATATCTTCCCAAGTTATTGTTTATCTACTTTCTTATAATAAGTGACATTACTTTGTACCAGACGCTCTACTAAACCCTGTTCTAGTAATCTAGCTAGTTTTCTTCTTACTGCCGAATCACCTGCTCCTACTTCCTTACATATCTCTTTTACAGATTGATAGCCATCAGGTATGCTTTTAGTGGTGCCTAGCACATCTTCCCAGGATAGCTCTATAACTTTAGACTTTTTAACATTATTCTTCATAATTACCTCTTTATACTTCTGTTCTTTATTTTAGCTGAATAAAGTTGTTTCTCCCAATTCCAACCATCTTTCTCTGAGCCACAAACAGTAAGACGTACCATACCAATATCTATATGTCCACTACACTTCTCATCACCATAGGGGGTACCATATGCTTGAAAACAAGGTAATACCATTGTAGTACCAAAGGCTGATTGATGTAGATCATAGTAGTGTACATGTGCAAATAGGGATAGATCTGCTGCTTTATCTCCTGTTTGATATGCATTCAATACTTCCCACATATTTGCTCTACCTGCTGCTGTAGCCCTACCTGCTGGATTGTTACTACCACCTATGAAGTGTCTAGCTTGTAATTTAAACCAGTTATTGATGGTTAAATTAAGCTTTCTTACATAAGTAGCCTTAATATTGCAATAATCATTAAGCATATCAGCTATCTTCTGTTCACTAGGGACTATACCCACATGATAAGCTGTACCACTCACCAAGAATACTTCTTTGGCCTTTACCATCTTAATTAACTTTATAACATCCTTCTCTTGTTCTCTAATATCACCTTCAGTGAGTCCAGCACCTCCTGATTTACGCTGATCTCCGTCAATAGCATCACCATTGATTATAAGCATATCAGGTTCACCATATAGTTTAAGACATTCCTTAAACTTACTAAGTAGTGCTTCCTGTACCTTATTTTTGGGGGTAGCAGATAAACCTGTTTCACTACCCACATGCCAATCAGCAGTAAGTATTATTGATTTACTGTTTACTTGTTTTCGCATAGTTTACCTAACGTAGTAGTATTGATTACATTCTTAAAGGTCTCCAATACTGAATTATTAAGCTCTGCTTCATCTATATTACACTGCTTTAGTTCATCTAAGATAAGATCTATCCTAGCCATGATATCTTCAGTAGCCTTCCAATTATCATTACTCATATTATTCTCCCATCACATTATATAAATCAATGGTAAATACATGTCCACAACCGATTATACCTCGTTCTTCTCCTTCTATCTCTATTCCAAAACATTCACACTGTTCATCCTCACTAGTCACATTCCATACTAACCCACACTTAGGGCATGTACACTCCATGACTTAGCCCTCCACTATATCTGTTCTATCTACAGCTTCGGTTGGTTCTTCGGTAGCGTCAAACTCTAAATCAAATGCTGTCATTGGTTCAATTGTACTAGCAATGTCTTTAAATGCCTTATGCTTTGGTTCTACGTTCTCTACTTTATACTGTGTTTCAAACTTCTCACCTGTACGTGTGATCTTCAATACTGCTGTTTTAAGATCACCACCATTTTCTTTAATATCTTTGAAGGTGTCTGTAAGGGCAAAGTACAGTCTAACTGACTCTGATTCAATCTTTTTAATTACTGGTTTGTCCATCTCATCAATGGTAAGGAAATTGGCTTTAAATTGGATATTCTTCTTCATGCCCAACTTACATCTCTCACACTTGTCCTTACCTTCACAAGTAAATACTTTATCCCTACCTGCTTTATGTACCCATCTATTCGGCACTGCTCCCAAAATTACTCCAGTCACTACTTCTTTGAAGTCTACTCTGTTAGGGTCTTTCGTGAATGCCTTTCGATCACCGATTCCTGTCACTTCTTCTAGTTTCATATTTGTTTCTCCTTTATGTAAGTTATACCACAATACGTAGTTCTTTGTCAATTCTTCTAAGGGCCACTTGTATTTGACACCTAAATCCTCTATGTCGCTAATTCTTCCTCTTAATAGATCATTGAAGAACATTCCTTTGAATATCTCTACTAATCCCAAAAACTTATTAAACATGTAGTCATGATGTACATACTTTAGATCAGTAATCTTACTACTTACCTTATCTATGTGTATGATACGTACTCTCTTAACATCAATTCCTTCTTGTTTAAGGGCTTCCATATAAGCCACTAGTCCCCATCCTTCTTCTTCATGTATTCTTCTAGCAGTCTTATAGTCCCATACTTCTATCTCTCCACCCACAGATACTAATAGATCAAATCTACCTGCATATTTATATACTGGATGTATTACTCCTCTCTCTATTTCTAGTATCTTTACTTCTCCTTCATTCATTGCTATTAATGCTACCTTAGAGATATAATTCTTTAATATTTGAGCATGTCTAGCTTCTAGTTTGGGAGCTATCTTAAAATCTTCTCCTACCAGGCTCCTATTATACCTCTCTAGTACTGCATGTATATCAGTACCTAGTTGTCCTGCCTTTCTTAATCTTTGAGCTGATTTCTCATCTTTCTTGAAGTCTTTATATCTATATGTCTTTGCTATTGCTACTATGCTGGATACAGATATATAAGGGTAAGCCTCACAATCAGGTAGATACCACCTCCTCTGTAGCTCATCTTTCCAAACTTTAAGAATGGTCATTCCTCTTCCTCCTCTGTATCTTCCACATACTCATCATGATCCATGTGATCTGCCATGTCTTCATCCCACATGCATTTAGCACCACAATCAGGACAATGAATTTGATTACCCATCCAACCACAGTTAGGACATTCCATACAGCTCATATCTTATCCTCCCACTCTTTAAGAGCTTCTTCAGCTTTAGCTAATCTCTCAGCAGTTCTATCGTTCTTTAAGCATCCATTCAGTCTATCCACCACATCGCATAACTTCTCTATAGTAGTGCAGAGCCAAGCTATTTGAGCAGCATTTTCCTCATTCCAGTATTGGCCAACTGTAATCGCCTCATATGTTGACCCTATACCCTTAACCTTATCCCTTATCTTCTTGGTCATGTAGTCTCCTTGCTGGGACTATCAGATATGTCCCTTATTCGCTCTCCAGGGGGGCACCACTGCATTTAAATGTTAAAGAGGTACTCAGCCCCCTACTCTTTATGATTACAGTTCCTACAATACTTCCAAGCACGGATAAAGTACTCCACTAGCCCTACCATACATGCCCTTCAGACGCTCTGAGAACCTCACCACGAGACTTTATAGTCTTACCCATACCCTTACCCCTTATTTAATGATTTCATACCTCTTTCTACATACCATACTTACTAGAATTGTATCACATACTACCTAATAGTGTCAAATACCCAAGGCATTGTCGTTATTTCTCGGATATTGTTAGATTTCTTGAAAATATGTGACCTAAGTCTCTTTTATTTCAAATATATAATATTAATGTTGGTATGTCAATTGCTATTGCATATGTCATGCCAATAGTCTCTAAATTATACCACTAATATTAAAGTATTGACCAATGTTTTTTATGTTGACATGCCCTCAATACCTATGATATATTCTAATCAGGAGGTGGAAATATGAAACTGATCATCGACGTATCTTATGAGGTATTACACGGTGGACTAATTGACCTTGATGACTATTTGGAAGGGATAGTTGCTATTGGTTGCTATAATTATGAGTGGATTAGGACTGAAAAGGGTTGGAACTATGTGAACATTGGAGAAGTATTAATCAATCGTAGTATAATGGAAAGGGCGTTATCATGACTAAAACTATGGCAACTAAGTTAATAAAAGAAAACAGAGGACTAGTCGTATCGATAGCTAAGAGGTATACGCATCGTGGTTTGGAGATGGATGATCTTATCCAGGAAGGCTACATTGGTTTGCTATTGGCTCAGTCTAGATATAAAGATAATATGGGAACTAAGTTTAGTACCTATGCTAGTTATTGGATAAAGCAAACAATTGTAAGAGCTATTGAAAACACCGGATCATTAATCAGGATTCCAAGTAATAGTACTGCTTCGGTACCTATTGCTGCTATCTATGATAATAATGATAGTTATGATATTACAAGTGAAGTTGAAAGTAATAATCTAATTGGTAAGATAAAAGAGATTATAGATAATCCAACGGATTTTAAGATATACTTGGACTATTATCTTAACGATCATTCTTTTAGAGCTATTGGTAAAAAATATAACTTGTCACATGAAACTATTCGTGGTAAGGTTATATCTGCGCACAAACTAATAAAAGCAAAACTAACTTAAACTGTATAGGATATAACCTTAAACGTAGTAGGAGGTATGATTATGATGAACTATGGTAAAGATACAGACAATGGTTTTATAATAGGCTCTATGCGTGATATAGATAATAATGTTATCTATCATATCATGTGGCTTGATAGTGGGGCCAGAACAAGTGGTTTTTATATTTATAGTGAAGCTAGGGCAGCTGCATTGCGTATATCGATGGTGGCTTGCAGGGGGGTGTGATATGATGAAGGATATAATAGGAATGATATTGATAGGTGTTTTAGGGTATGTTATAGTTTGTTTATTGTTTATAATGTAGTATTAAATAGGAGGTTATGTTATGCCTAGAAAAGATTATATTAAGTTTGCTAGGGTATTAAATAAGAGATATGAAACGGCTCAACGAGTGAAGTGTGTTGACCTAGCTTATCTTATGGGTATGATTAACGAATTAACTTGCATACTTGCTGAGGACAATAAGAATTTTGATCATCAACGCTTTGAGGACGCTGTATATACCGGAAAGGGGTTATAATATGGATTATGATAAGAAAATAAGCAATTTGTGGGACTATCTGCTTTATGAAGATATTGCAACCGAAGAAGAATTGAAACTTGTTACTGACATAAATGGTTATAATGAAGAGTCGCTTAATAGTGTTTTATATTCTCGTACTGGTTATAGGAGTTTAGAGCAAATAGAGACTTTGGACGACGATTGATAATACAATGCTATTAACTAAATGAGGTGATATTATGAGAACAGCCAGACTTACAACGGATCAAGGGTCAACGTGGATAACTAGTATAAATGGAACAGATAGCGATATAGTAAAGTATTTCCTTGGAAGACCCGCTAATTTCGGTGCATATGGCTCTGTTATTGACGATTCTTTAGTGGTAAAGGTGGAGATTGACGAGGTATCAACATACGAGGTGACTATATGACTAGGATACGGAAAGAGATTAGATATAGTGGTGAATTGGTAGGCTATAAGCTCTATGCTGAAGGTGGTTTGTTCGGTTGCCTTACCTTTGTTGGTTATGAGTGGTTATAGTTATACAATGTTATTAGATAAGGATGGTGATATTATGGACTATTGTATTAAGTGTGGTAATAAGGTTGATACTAGCTTGCTGATGATACGAGGTGCAGCTTGTCAGGAATGTCGCTCGTGTGGCTTCACGATGCCCGTGGAGTGGTTTAATCTTATGGATAGTAGTATTGCTATGTATAATGTGGTGTTGGTTAATGAGAGAGATACAGATGATAATAGTTAGTTAGGGGGTATATATGAAAATAACAGAACATGGGATAGTACTAGAAGGTGATGCATATAGGGTTAAGGTGATAGCAGAGGCAATAGCTGAATATATGGATAAGCATAGGATAGATGATACTACGTTAGGTGACTTTAGGTATAACATAGAGATTGCTTATCAAGAATACTATGGACTTGATAAGGATAATTGGGATTATGCTGATGAGGCTGAATATAACAATGATGCCTATAGAAAAGGGGATATAAAATGATAAAGGATAATAAGTTAGTAATTACGTGGTGTTTAGATGATGTCAGAGGTACTGCAAAGGAAATGGGGGTTTGTATAGACGATGCTCAGGCTGTCAAGGTGCTGGAGTATGTGGATAGATATATTGATTGTGAACTGGGTGTTACATGGCAAACTATTGAATGTGCTATTGAGGAGGTGCTATCGTGATTGAGTCATGGCAGATAGCATATGATGGTAAAGAATGGGCGTGTGAGTTAGACTATACCGTAACAAGGTTAGACATTACAACGTGGCCTGATGGTCAACGTGGAGAACCTGAGCTGTATGTTGAGATAGATAGTGTAAGTGTTACTGATGAGGATGGTGAGGAAGCTAATGAGCATATTGCTCAGACTGTGTGTGATCTTGCTGAGCATAAGATATGGGAGGCTCTAAAATGAGTATAGAAAATGGGAAAGATCGTGATGAGGTTATTGACTTTCTATGTGAATGTGCGTATGATAGGGAGGAGTTAGTGGAAATGGGCGATGAGGAGTTAGATCAAAGGTGTTTTGATGAGTGTCATACAATAGCTGATTTTATATAACTGGGGGTTTATGATGATGTCTAAAAAGAGGTTAGTGGGGAAGTCGAGTTCAGATGTAAAAGTCCCAGAGAGTATATTAGAGTCACAACAATATTTAACGCCAGAGCTTCCTAGTGAATTTAAGGTTGAATTGGATAAGTTTTTAAATAGTGAAAAACTTATTAATGATGCACCCAAACTTGGTGCTGGTAAAAAATATGAATTAGCAAGAAGGTCTCTTTCTATCATGGGGGGGAATGATTTAACTCCTACTGCAAACAGAGCATTAAAAGAGATGAGCGACATATTGAGCATTAACCCCAATTTAATAACATCGGTTCCTGAGCCTAACATAAAACTAGTTCTTGAATTTATGAAGCAAAATAAAAATGATATTTATTTATATCTCACCGACATTTGGAACAAGGCAAATAAGAAAAAGAAATCCCATGCGAAGGATTTCGATAAGGAGGATGTATAATGGAGAGCTTACCTAAGTATGATGATTATAAGGGTGCTAGTCCTATTGATGATGGGTTTATAGAGGTAAGTTCTTGTTATTACTGCGGTATTGAGGATAGTGATGATGTTGTGTTAGTTAATGAGAGAGATACAGACGAAGCTAATCACAATAATAAAGCTTATAGAAAGGATATATTATGATGAACTATATTGCTATTGCAAACGATGCACATG